TACTGGATATGACCGATAACGCTGCGAAGATGGGCACTCCGCTCGAATCCATACAGAACGCATACCAGGGCTTTGCAAAGCAGAACTACACGATGCTTGATAACCTGAAGCTCGGCTATGGTGGAACTAAGACCGAAATGGAAAGGCTCTTGAGGGACGCACAAGCGCTCACAGGCGTCGAATACAACATCGACAACTTAGGAGACGTTTACGAGGCTATCCACGTTATACAGGGCGATTTAGGGCTCACAGGAGTCGCTGCAGAAGAAGCAGCACAAACCTTCAGCGGTTCGTTAGGCGCTATGAAGGCAGCGAGCAAAAACTTCTTCGGGTCGCTTGCACTGGGCGAGAGCGTAAGGCCCGCGCTTAATACGCTTCTGTCCTCGATCAATACGTTTGTATTTAATAACCTGATCCCGATGATAGGGAACGTCGCCAAAGGCATTCCGGATGTCATAGCAGCGTTCGTTACGCAGGCGATACCGATGCTTATAACTAAGCTGATAACAGGCATCAAAACGTTGGCCGACGGGCTCTCAAGCGCAGCGGACGGACTCACGGCCGAAAAAGTCCAGGCGTGGGCAACTACGACCGGCGCGGATCTGTTGAAGAGAGGCGCGGAGCTTATCGGACGGCTTGCTAAGGCACTGATAGACAATCTGCCGAAGATCGCATCTGCTATCGGGCAGATAGCGCTTTCCATCGTAACGGGATTAGGTTCTGCGATCTGGCCGAAGATAACCGCAGCTGCAACGGGCATAAAAGACCGTTTCCTTACGGTTCTGCGCGGGCTGTGGGATGGCGTAAAAGAAACGGCTGAGAACATCAGAGCCGGCTTCATGGGCAAGGTCGAGGCGATAAGAGACTCTATCAAAGCCGTAGCTGAAAGTATAAAGAGCAAATTCCTCGCACCTATCGAAGCGCTCCGGGACAGGATCAGCGGGATCATAGAGGCTATCAAATCGTTCTTCAGCTTCGATATATCAGCCCCGCATATTCCACTCCCGCACTTCTCCGTAAGCCCTTCAGGGTGGAAGCTCGGAGATCTGCTTAAGGGTCAGATACCTTCACTCGGTATCGAATGGTACGCTAAGGGCGGTATTGCGACGGGTCCGACTGTAGCCGGCATCGGTGAAGGCCGAAGCGATGAGGCTATCCTCCCGTTAGATCCTTTTTGGAGAAAGATGGACAAGCTGATAGATGCAACAGAAGGCCGTTCCGGAGATATCAACGTAAACGTTTACGGAGCTCCCGGTATGGACGTTAACCAGCTGGCCGACGCGGTACAGCAGAGAATAATCCAGTTACAGAAGAGGAGGTCGGCTGCATGGAGCAGAGTTTAATATTCGGAGACGTTATCAGCTCCGATTACGGCATATACATCTCCGGAGAGGGCGTTTTCAATGCTCCCCGGAGAGACGCCGAAATGATATCAATTCCGGGCAGAAACGGAACGTATCTGCTTGATCATAACCGATTCGACAACATCGTAGTAGCTTATCCAGCTCATTGCGTAGCTGATAACATGGACGAGTTCCGCTCGAAGCTGAGAGATTACCGGAACGCCTTATCAGCTAAGAGAGGGTATCAGAGGCTAAGCGATACCATCAACGGCGATGAGTACCGCATGGCCTCGTTTATAGACGGATTCGATTCAGAGCCTATAGGATTCAGCCTGGCATCAACGTTCGAACTGAAATTCAACTGTAAACCGCAGAGATTCCTCAAAATCGGAGAAATCGAAACGCCAGTTTCAAGTGGTGGGATCATTACTAATCCGACACTATTCGAAAGCCATCCGCTCTTATTAGTAGACGGATATGGTGAGTTTGATATCAACGGGGAAAAGATAAGCATTCAGCAGGGCGCGGTGATGGGTGAAACTATACTTGATGAAACGGACACTTCGACCACATTCGTTTCTTCAAGCACGAAGTCCTTCAGAATGACGCGAAAGGTCAATAACCTTGATGTAGCTTTAAATGGTGACGAAATCACACTCGGAGTAACTCTGTTCAGCTTCACTCTTGAAAATGGACAGTATAGCGACTTTTATGTCAATTCAGCAACAAGCCAAGATGATGGCAAGGCGACTGTCGGAGTATATTTCATTCAGTCATTAAGGTTTCCCGTTCAAATATCGGTCACAGTCGACAAACTGACATTCACCAAAGGCACAGCAAGTTCGCTCAATTACAGACCGACTTTCGGCTATAATTGGATAACAAATGACGAGGGCGGGGCATCAGGAACAGATGACTGGAACATTGCGGTCAATATCAACTATGACGGAGATAGCACCTTCCTCGTGTCTTTAGGCATCAGTCCTCAAAGAACACCCGCTCTCACAGTCAACAATGTCAATAACTGGGAAATCAAGGGATATGAGTCAAAAGTAAACTCGACAAAGTCCGCACTTGGTCAGTTATACATCGACCTTGATATCGGCGAATGCTATCGAATCGAGAACGGACAAATCATCTCGATAAACACTGCGACGATTTTACCTGCTGACCTTCCTACTTTGAAGCCCGGGGACAACGTTATAACCTATGACAACACCTTCACATCGTTCAAGGTGACTCCACGATATTGGAGAGTTTAGGAGGTTTCAATGATTCCAATTTTATACGATTCAAACGAAACATCCTTCACCTCGAACGGACTGGGCAGACTGCGTGACTGTATATCAGCGACAGTCGTTGAGGAAAGAAACGGAGTGTATGAACTCGATTTCGATTATCCAGTAGACGGAGCGAACTTCGACAAGATCCAATGCGGTCGAGTGGTAGCGGTTCGGCATGACGACTCAAACGATGTTCAGCCTTTTGATATCGTTTCATATTCGAAGCCGATAAACGGAATCGTTTCTTTTCATTGCGTTCACATCTCCTACAGACAGAGGGGACTCGTTGCTCATGGAAAGAACATCAATTCCTTATCGGATGCGTTCGACTTACTAACGAACTCAACGCCGTCGAATCCGTTCACCTATGAAGCCGATTTCACATCGACTGGGTTCATGGCATCAGCTGACGGGACACCTCGTTCTGTCCGTTCAATGTTGGGCGGTGTAGAGGGGTCGATACTGGACACCTATGGCGGTGAATATGAGTTTGACCGATTCCGCGTAATCCTCCACAGACGCAGAGGACAAGACAGAGACTTTTCTATCAGGTACGGGGTGAATCTTCTCGATTATAAAGAGGACACCGACTATTCGGATACATTCAATTCGGCAATTCCGTACTGGACGGGGTCGGACGGGGTCAAGGATATCATCGTCATTGGAAACAAGGCGACTTCGACCGCACCGACATATAACGGGCGAGAGATATGCGCATCGCTTGACTTAACGGACAAATTCGAGACGAAGCCGACAAAGGCACAATTAAGAAACATGGCTCTGTCGATTCTCAATTCGAAGCAGACGACACTACCGCAGCAGACCATCAACGTTGACTTTGTAAGGCTTCAAGATCTGGGCGAGTACGAGACCTTAAAATCACTCTTACAGTGTAACCTCTGCGACACCATAGAAGTGATTTTCCCTCGTTACAACATGAGAGGACGGTTCAAGATAGTCAAAACGACTTTCGATGTTTTAGCGGGACGATACTTGAGTCTTGAACTGGGTTCGCTTTCGACTACTTTAGCCGAAGCTCTCGGGATCAGTCAGGGAACAGACCGAAAGAACGTGCCTGATGTAATCTTCCTGAATGACGACGATGAAGTGCAGGTCAATTCTAATTTGGTCGTTTCTGGATCTCTCAAAGTCGCAGGGCATTCAACACCTATCGGTTCGCGTGTCGCACAAACCGATGTAGAAGTCAATTCGATCGCGTCGGGCGGGTCTTTGAAAGACACGGGATGTTCCGTCGATTTGACCGCAGGCGTTTGGATAATCGACTACTATGCTCGTTTTCCAGCGAACGCCACGGGATACAGAGGAATCCGACTGGCATACGGTTCGGAGGCTCTTACAAGGTCAGATATATTCTGTCAGGCATCCAATAGCGGAACGGTAACGACTCGACTCGCGGGAAGTGTGGTTCAGACTATAAGCGCGGACAGAAATTATAAAATTCAAGTTATGCAAGGCTCGGGCGCGACAATGAACGGAATCATCGTCGGGATCGTAGCTACAAGATTAATATAAGGAGTCTAAAATGGAAAACACTCTTTTAAACTTAGTTCCTGCTTCATATTTACCCGAAATTCATCTTTCACAGTACGATGTCGGCAGGACAATCACATTCACCTTAAAAGACGGAGCGAGCGACTATTCTGTTCCGAGCGGTGCTTCTATCACCGTCAAAGCTACAAAACCGAGCGGACTGGGATTCGTAGTCAATGCGGTTGCTGACGGAAACGTCGTCACCTTATCCAATACCGAAACGATGACCAACGAGAATGGAAGATTCCCCGCAGAACTTTCCATCACCCAGGGATCAACAGTCATCGGAACATCTAACTTCATATTCAACATTGAAAGAAGTCCGCACCCTGAAGGAACTATCGACGGAGATGCGGAATCACTTCTTCCCGAACTCACCTTATTAGTTGAGAGGATAGAAGCTGCAGCATCCTCGATATTAGACATGGAAGTCGAAGCCGAGACCCTTCCTTCAGGATCGCAAGCAGCTTATTCTTATGACGAATCCTTGAACAAGGCAACTTTCGGAATCCCCCAAGGAGAACCGGGGGCGGGTGCAATCGGAACTGTCGCAAGTGCCTATGACGCGTCCAAGACATATGCCGTGGGCGATTATGCCATCCACAATAACGACCTTTATCGTTGCATAACCGCAATCACAACCGCCGAAACCTTCACCGCTTCACATTGGACAAAGATCGTACTGGTTGACGATGTTACTGACTTAAAGACTGATTTAGATATGGTTAAATCGGTTGCAGTTATTGATGTTTCAACCGAAACACAAATTTCATTGACGATGAATAATAACCAAAGTTTATCGTTAATGGGTGAAATTATTACAGGCGGGCAAAATGGGTGGATGGTTAGTGATATGGTTGAAATTTCAGACTATGACCATCTTATCATAACAGCTGGAAGTGGGTACAATCACCTATTGTATGCTTTTTATGACTCTAATCAAACATTTATTTCGGGGCTTGAAAGCGGTTCGGGTGTATTAAATATTACAAATGAAAATGTTAGAATACCCGAAAATGCTGTATATTTTCGCATAGCGAGAAATGCACTCGTACCATGTTCAGCAACTGGTGTTATTACTGCGTATGAAAATGCTTTATCGGAAACCATTACAGAACTCGAAACAGAAACTGCAAAGATAAAAGAAGCAACTGTTACTGTGATCAATGAAGAAATAATTGAAACACTTTCAATGACTGATAATACATCTTTATCACCAACAGGAGAAATAATAACAGGCGGTCAAAGCGGTTGGGAAACGAGCAGCCTTGTAGATATATCGTCATATGATTCGCTTATCGTAACCGCAGGAAGTGGATATAACCATCTCCTTTATGCTTTTTATGATGAAAATGAAACATTTATTTCTGGCTTAAACAGCGGGTCTGGTGTTCTTAATATTACAGATGAAACTGTGTCAATCCCAAGTGGTGCAAAATATATTCGTACTGCTAAAAACGCAAGTGCTTCAACTTCTTTAAAAGGTGTAACAATCACCAATAAAAATTCTGCACTTGCAAAATGGAAAGGCAAAAAGTGGACAGTTGTTGGTGACAGTTTGACAGAAGTTAATTCAAGGACATCAAAACGATATTGGGATTATATCGCAGAAGAGACAGGAATATCTGTTCATTGTGAAGCAGTTGGTGGCACAGGATATTATTCTGATAAGGATAATAATAGGGCATTCTTCCAAAGAATTATGAATGTGCCAACAGACTCCGATGTAGTTACGATTTTAGGGTCAGCCAATGATGGCAACTATATGGCTAATCTTGGAACGGCTACAGACACAGGGACGGACACCATAGGAGGGTGCATCAATACAACAATTGACAACCTTTATTCAATCATGCCAGTTGTTCAACTTGGCATTATATCTCCTGCTCCGATTATTGGAGCGAATCCATACACTCAACCATATTTCAACGCATATGTTGCACTATTGGAAGAAATCTGCAAGAGAAGAAGTATTCCTTTCTTAAATCTTTATTATGAGAGCAATTTAAGACCATGGAACGCAGAGTTTAGACAATTAGTCTATACAAAAGACGATGGAAACGGTGTGCACCCGGACGAAACTGGACATAAAATTATAGCATCAAGAATCAAAGAATTTCTAAATACATTATTAATGTAAAGGAAACTTTAAAATCAGTATGAGCAAGGCGGAAGAGCCTAGCGAATCCAAAGAAACAGAAGCAGAATAAGTGAGACCCTTTCGAGGGTCTCTTTTTGCGAGGTGAAACAATGAGTAATTCATCATTAGTTACATACACGAAACTTTCCCCGCACTACGACTCCCGAGAGGGCACGCCTATAACCGACATTACTATTCACCATATGGCTGGAAACCTTACCGTTTACGAGTGCGGCGAGGTTTTCCAGACCAGGGAGGCGTCCGCTAATTACGGAATCGACGGAGAGGGCAGAGTAGGGCTGTATGTAGACGAAAAATACGCGAGCTGGGCGAACGCAAACGCAGCGAGCAACAGACGGTCGATAACTATTGAACTTGCTAACGATGAGATAGGCGGTCAGTGGCACGTTTACGACAAAGCAATAGAAAAGTGTATTGAGCTTTGCGCTGACATTTGCAGACGAAACGGTATAAAAAAGCTCTATTATACGGGGGACACTTCGGGCAACCTTACAAGGCACAATATGTTTTATGCCACGGCGTGCCCAGGTCCTTATTTACAAAGCAAATTCCCATATATTGAAAGCGAGGTAAACAAAAGGCTTACTATGAAAAACGGCTGGATCAAAGAGGGCGGGGAATGGTACTTCTATAAGAACGGAAAGAAGCTCAAATCACAATGGGTTCACGATTCAAAATGGTACTGGCTCGGTAAGGATGGAAAGATGGTCAAGTCAAACCTTATCACATATAAGGGGGATAAATACTATCTCAAGAGTGACGGGGTAATGGCATCCAACGAATGGATAAAATTCGAAAATGGATGGCGATTCTTCAACAAGAACGGAAAGATGCGCATCGGGTGGTTAAAATGGAAATCCAATTTCTACTACCTCGATAGCAAAGGCTACATGGTGACCGGGGGCAGAAACGTCCCTTGCACATTCGATTCGGACGGAAAGCTGGTGATTAAATGAATACCGAAACTATTATCACGCTCATAGGAATAGTCCTCGGGTCAAACTGGCTCGGGCAATTCTTAATGGAGTGGTATAGAAGCAAATCGAAAAAGAAAACACCGTCCGAAATCATATTGAAGGCGTTATGCAGAAATCATCTTTTAGGGCGAGCTGATTATTATCACGAGATCGGTTACATACCGTCCGACGAATATGACGACATTCAGGAAGAATATCAGGCATATGAGAAACTGAACGGAAACGGACGAGTAGCAAGAGAATACGGAGAGGGCGGGGCGTTGAAATCGCTCCCGATAAGGTGAAGATATGAAAGAAGCAATTATCAAGTTACTGAAAATCAAATCTATCGTGACGATCCTGCTGACACTGACCTTTGTAGCAGGGGTACTTCTGCAGCAGATCATGAGCTGGGAACTTCCGGAAGCCCTGGTCAACATTTACATGATGATCATCGGCTTTTATTTCGGCACGCAGATAGGCAAGGATGATCAGAACGGTCCGACAGTATAGAAGCCGGCTCGAGAGAACCGGGTAGGTTTCTCCTTATCAATAAAATATGGCAGCAAGAAACCCGGGGCAACACGCTCCGGGCTTTTTGCGTTGAAATGATAGACAGATAGGCTCGTATAAGCCTCTGTTTGGCGATTTAAGCGAGTTTCAGCGGATAAATGAAGAACTAATCACTTATGCTTTGACTCTTCTAATTTAAGCGAAAAACTGATACCTTCGAATACATCGAACCGCACCAGGAGGCTCCAGTAATGAGATCCTGCGACGACTTTCTTTACGTCCGACTTCATATCCGGAGCGAACTCAGAGGGAACGTATCCGATATCGAAAAACTCTTTGCTCCGTCCTTTGGGAGCTGCGAACACTTTCAGCGCGTTCGGGTCCGACTCGTTATC